GGGCCGGCGGGCATCACCACCAGGGCAAGGAGGCCCACCATGAACGTCACCGCTTGGATAGAAATCCTGATCCTGATCGTCCGCGTCTTGGCCGCCGGCCAGATGCTCTAGGCCCGCTGCCACACCCGCACGCAAACCCGCCGCATTGCGATCCGGTCCTCGACGTCGCAAAACCAGACGTTTGCAAGCTCGACGGCCACGGCATTGCAAAGCAGGTCGAGCACCCGGCCGGTGTTGCCGGTGTCGCCGTAGCGGGCCTCGATGTCCTCCCGGGCCTTGGCCGAGATCACGGCCAGGGCCTCCAGGGCCGCGGGCACCGGCTCCCATCGTCTGGCGATCTGGGCCATGTGCTTGAGGGGCCAGAACCGGCAGGGGGTCTCGATCGTCGCAGGCCTCCTCGAGGCCCTCGGCCTGGGCTCCCAGCCGGCGGCGGATCTCTGCCTTGAGCCCCTGGACGTCGGTCACCGCCGGCGCGTTGCCCACCGTCACCTCCCGCCCGCAGGCCTGGCCGGTGAAGCAGTCGTGGGCAACGCGCCGGGGGCCGGGCAGCGGCCGTCCGGGCAGGGGGCGGCCTTGGGGGCCTTGCACTTGCACGAGGGCGGGCACGGGCAGGGCGTCCGGTGGCCGTCGCCGTGGACGATCGTGCCGGTGCCCTTGCACTCGGCACAGCAGCCCCCTGGGGCCGGCTCAGGGGCCGGGGACGGGTCACCGACCACCATGCTGGCCCGGGCCGCAGAAACGGCCGCAGAGGCCCTGGAGGCGGCCAAGGGCACCTCGCCCGGGTCGGCCGTGAACCACGTCAGCACCCAGACCAGCCAGCGCCAGACGGTCATTACCAGCCCCTCCCGTGGTCCACCTTGACGTAGCCGTCCTCGCCGACCACCGCCTGGACCTGGGCGGGTTGCTCGGCCGGCGGCTCCTCGACGAACACGGCGATCCAGAGCAGCTGCTTGGCGGCCCGGACGATCCACCGCACGACGGGGCGGTCCTCGAGCGGTTGCGGCCGGCGGGCCGGCTGGCCCATCCACCAGCCGAGGGCGAGGGCCACGACGATCAGGGCAATATGTTTACGGGTGAGGGTCATCATTCAGCCTGTGAGAGATGTTCAATCGGGCCGGGGGCGAGCCATTCGCCGTTATGCAGATCGCGGAACCGGAAGCCGTCCACCGAGCCGATGGCGTAGGAGTCGCCCTGGCCGAGGATCCGCTCGAGGTCGGGCCGGGAAGCCCAGAAGGTCCCGTCGGGCTGGTCAGGTGGGAATTTCCCACCGCCTACGTAATTGCCCCAGCTGTTGATGATGAGCGCCCCGTCCCGCGGGCTGCCGTTGGCCTGGAACCGGAGGCCGATCACGGCCATCTGGTGCATCCACGTCCCCGAGGCCCGGCAAAAGCCGTGGGCATCCCTCGCCCCGCTGTTGAACCCGACCGACGAGGCGATCGTGACGGGGTAGCCCGAGCCCACCGCCGCCACCAGCTCCGGCCACGTCTTGACGGCCACGACGTGCTTGCAGGGGTGCCGCTTGGCGATCGCGTCGAGCTTGCCGCCGTCGCCCTGGCCGCCGTTGCCGTAGGCTCCCCAGGATTTCGCCCGTTGCGACGAATACTCCCGCAGGTCGTGGCCGCCGACCTGGTCGCGGTAGACCACGCCCCAGTCACGGAGCCAGCGGGCCGCACCCCAGCCGGTGGAGCCATCCGACCAGCCCCCGACCGCAGAGCGGCCGGACCCGTCGCGGCCCCGGGCCTCCACCCGGCTCCCGCCGTAGATCGACTCGGTGGCCGGCATCAAGGGCGGCTCGGGGATCTTGCCCGTGTCCCAGTCGACGGCCTCGGCGGCGTATACCGCGTGCATCGCCCCCCACGAGACGCAATCGCCGATTCCCTGCCGGCCGACCACGAACGGCCGCCCGTAGCGGGCCTGGTGGGCGCGATTCATTTGCCGGTAGAGGAACGTGTCGCGCTCTTCGGCCCGGGCCATGCAGTCGGCCCCGGCCTGGGCGAAGAAGGGCTCCGGCAGCTCGTCGAGAAACCGGGCCACGCCCTGCGGGTCGGGCACATAGCCAAACCGGGACGGGTCGGCCGGCGGGGCGGTGCTCTGCCATGCGAAATAGCAGGCCGCTCCGCACCACGCCAGCAGGGCAGCGGCGGCGATCAGCCGCCACGGGTGGCGAGGGACGCTCATCGGGCGGCCTCCGCGGCTGCGGCCACCTCACGGTATGCCTTGACCCACGCGGCCCGTTGCTCCGGCGTCAGCGGGCCGCCCGAGGTGCCGGCCGTGGCGTTGAGGTAGGCCTCAATGGCATCCCGGGCGAGCGGGTGCTTGGCCCCGAGGCTCTCGCCCCGGCAGAGCAGGATCCGGGTCCGGATCCGCAGCTCGTCGAACGCCAGCCCGGTCTTGATCAGCGGCTCCGGCTGCTGGCCGTCCCAGGCGATCTCGTCGGCCAGCTCGCTGCACATCGACGCCACCAAGAGGGCGTCGGTGGCGGCATCGAAACCGACGAACTTGCCCCGCAGGTCGAGCGGCCCGGCCGGGGCCGGGGGCGCGGGCTCCGGCTTCGTGCCGTTGACGCTCGACAGGGCGGCGGCGGCCAGGAGGGCCACGGCGGCGATGTGCCGGCCGTCGGGCCGCCAGTCGGGCATCCGGAAGGTCGTGGCGTGGGCCTTGATCCACGGCCACGCCAGGGCCACGGCGGCGGCAGCGACCAGGAGGAGCGTCATCATTTGGCAGACCTCACCATGGGCAGGACGATTTCCACGGCCCCCGAGGCGAGGGCCAGCACCAACGAACGGACGGCGGGCCTGGTCAGCACCCAGAGCGGCCACGCCACCGCCGGAACCGCCTTGTCAGCCACGGCGTCAAACAGCCAGGCGGCGGCCTCCATCACGACGGTTTTCTTTTGGTCGCCGGGCACGTCGAGCACGTCGACGGCCTGGACGGTGAGCCGCAGGAGGCCGACGAGCAGCTCGCCCACCTCGACCCAAGTCAGGCCGTTGGCAGCCAGCACCTTGGCGGTGGTGATGTAGGCCTTGGCGGCGAGCACCACGTCGGTGAACTGCCGGCCGGCAGCGGTGGGGGCGTCAGCGATCATGCCTGAACTCCTGCGAGAATGACTTCGACGTCGGCATCGTCGCCGCCGCCGTTGGTCAGGGTGAGGGTGGTTTCGGCCCAGCCGGAATCGGTGCTCGTGGCGTAGAGCACCCCGCCGGGGTCGAGGGTGGCCGTCACGCTGGTGCCTAGCTCGGCCGTGATCGCCACGTCGGGCGACAGGTTGCGGATCAGCAGCACCTTGACGGCGGCCAAGTTGAGGGAGCCCGTGCCGCCGAACACGTTGCGGGGCAAATCCTCGACGTCGATCACGACGGCGTCGCCATCGTCGACCGTGACCAAGTTTTTGTAGTAGCCGTCGGCCTCCCCCGGCCCGTCGCCATCGGCCAGCGTGAACCGCAGGTTCGCCCTGGCGGAGTCAATCACCCGCGAGGCGTTGAGGTTGTCGGACCATTGCGGGTCGACCGTCAGCGAGCCAGTGAGGCGAAATTCGGCGGTCATGCTGCTACCACCTCGAAGGGATCGGAGAGCGGACCTTCGCCTAGCTCGTTTTTGGATGACACTTGCACCTCGTCGCCGACGGAGCCGGCGTAGGCCGGGAACGCGATCGGACTGCCAACCGCGACCTCCTGGTCAAACACGCCCTCGACGTAGAGCCGGTAGTGGGTGATGGCGAAACCGCCGTCGTCCGGAGTCGCCGCCAGCGTCACCTCGAGGTCGCCGGAATCGTCTTCGGCCTGGGCGATCACCGGCGCGGCGGGGACCGTGGCACTGACGCCAATGACGTAGAGGTCGTAGGGGACGGATGCCGCGTTGGGGTTGGCGACCCGGATAATTGAGTTGGCCGGTGTCACCTGCCAGCCGTCGAGGTAGTTAACCGCCGTCCACTCGCTCCCCGGGCCGACCTCCGCGGCGTAGCGGGTCGTGGGGTTGCCGGGATCGGCCCCGACGAACAGTCGCCGGCCGGCAGTGGTCGAGCGGTTGACCAGCCGCACCAGCCGCGCCCGCTGAAAAATGAACGGCACCGTCACGCCGAGCGTGGTCTGCTCGAGGTCTTGGAGATCAAACTCGTCAGCGGAATTGGCCGGGACTGTCCGCGTGGCGGCGTAGGCCAGGTCGGCCTGCCCCGCCCCAGGGCCGGGCGAGAGGTTGTAGCTGGCCTGGGTGCGGTCCTCGTTCCGCACGCTGCCAACCGATTGCGTTTTGACGCGCTCAAACTGAAACCACGACCTGTAGGCCCCGGTCAGCCGGTCGGTGATTGTGCTAACGGGCATCGGTGACCCCCACAACGCCGGCCCGCACAGCCGGAAGGCGGCCAACTCGATGTCGCCCTTGCTCATCGGCTCGGGACGCTGGCTCGTGACCTTGCCCCAGTAGGACTGCTGCGGCGTGTAGTTGGCAGCCAGCGACGTCACCTCGCCCGGGGCCGCCATCGGCTCCCGGCCGGTCGATCCAGCTCGTCGGAAATGTGCGCTCGCGATCACGTCAGCCTCCGCCGTCACGCTACGGCAGGAGGCGGCGGAATCGCAGGGGCTATGGTGCCTCGACTTCGGCCAGGCAGGCGGCGTAGCCGGCCAGGTCAATTGGCCCGTCCGACGTCTTGGTCGGCCCCATGTAGCGGGCCACCTTGTCGAGCGTCATGATCACGGCCCAGTCGGCCTCGGTGAGCGGCCGGTTGAGCACGCCCGCGAACGCCGCGTTGATCATGCCGACGGTCCTTTTGAAATGGTCTCGTGGCCCGCCGTACTTCGGCCGTCTGTCCCGAATGACCTCCAGGGCCTGGAGCAGCAGCTGCTCGGCCGGCGGCGCGTCCTCGTCGGGCGGGGCCGCCACGATCCCGTCCCCGGGTCGCCGGTACTGCCGCTGTTCCTCTAGCTCACGCTGGCCCCGGAGGATCCAGTCGACCGGGATCGTGCTCGGCTCGTCGGCGACTTGTTGCGGGTGGCACTGCCCGCCATCGCAGCACGACTCGGCGAGCCGGGCCTCCACCGCCGCCCGGAGCTTGGCGTTGTCCTCTGCCAGTTGGTCGATCGTCGATTCCATCGTCGCTCGGTCCTCCATCAAGTGGTGACAGTCTGCGGCCAGGGCACCCGATGTGCCCGTCCATTGGCCCATAAATCTGTTTTTGCGTCGCACGATGTCGGCCAGCTGATCATCGGTCAGCATTTGGCCCCCTTCCGCTGGAGGTCGCGGTCGCAGAACAACGGCAGGGCCTTGGTGACCTCCCGCCGGCCGTGGTCAACCACGACGAACGCCTGGCAGGGTGGCTCGTAGGAGGCCTTGATCCGGGTGGCGTAGGCCGAATGGCCGATCAGGCTGCCGTTGCTCACGTAGCGGCTCGATCGCAGCCAGGAGAACTGGTGCCAGTGGCCGAAGACTGTCAGGTCGGCCCGGTCAATCCGGTCCCAGGCGGAGATCGCCTTGTTTGTGGGGATCGTGATGCCCCCCACGCCCCCGCCATAGGAGACGGCGTGGCCATGGTGGAACCGGACCCTGAACCCGTCGAGGTCGACGACGTTGAGGTAGCCGGTGCCCACCTGCCACTGGACGTTCGCCTGCCGCTCCTCGGCCGCCAGCCGCAGGTAGAGGTCTTGTTCAAACGAGTGGTCGAGTTCCGTTCCGACCCGCAGTTTCGGAGTCGATCGCCCGTGGTTGCCGCTGTTGGTGGCCACGGTCACCCGCCGGGCCATGCCCGCCACCATGTCGAGGAACCCGCGGATCCGCTCGCCGGCCCACCGGGTGGCCGCCAGCGGCGCGAGCTGGGCCATCTCGGCCGTGTCTTCATGGATGTGGCCACTCAGGAAGTCCCCTCCCAGCCAGACCACGACGTGATCCACGGTGACGAGGTTCCGCTCGTGCTCGAGCAGGGCGGCGAACCGCTCGGCCAGCTCGGCGATCCTGCGGTCGGCCACCTCTAGGTCGTAGTCATTGAGCCCGTTGACCGTCGCCGGGTCCACCCGCTCCTCGACGTGCCAGTCGGACAGGGCCACGATCACGGTCGCGCCGCCCTTGGCGGACTTCGCCTTGCGGGCCGGAGGGGCCTTGCCCTGGATGCCGGTCAGGCCGGCGATAGCGTCGGCCCGTGCCCGCTCGGCATCGATCTGGGTCAAGGCGGCCTTGTAGCGACCCTTGAACGCCGCCAGCTCGCTCCGGAGCCGGGCGATCTCGGCGTCGGCCTGGAGCCGGTCGGCGTGGGCGACGTCGCCCACGATCTCGCTCACGATTTCTGCGGCTTGTCGAGCCAATTCAACACCCCCTGTTCTCCGATCTGAATCCCGAGGCTTTTCAGCTTGGCGGCGATCGTCCGGGCCGCCGTGATTCGTTTGGTGCCGAAGCCGCCGGCGTGCCAGGCGGCGTAGATGGCGTCGAGCAGCTCGCCGTGCTCTGCTGCGGCCCGCTCGTACCAAGGCCGGAGGCCGTGGTTGCTCTGGGGGACGGCGGCCGCGATCTCGGCCACGATGTCGGCAGGGTCCATCATTCCTCCTCGTCTTCGGCCCGTCGGAATCGCTCGGCGTCGAGCACCTCGGTGGCCATGGTGGCGAATTCGATCACGGCCTCCTCATGGAGGTCCGGCCAGCGGGCGTGAACCAGTTCATGGAGCAGCGTGTCGAGCAGCTCGGTCCCGCTGATCCGCTCGTCGATGCGGATGGTCCTGGTGGCGTAGTCGCAGTCGCCGTACTTGCCCCGCAGGCGGGCACGGCGGACCTTCCACCGTTGGCCGGCGATGTAGACGGTACGGGTGCGACGCTGGCGAGCCATCCTGGCCTCCTCACGTCTGATTGTGCCCAGACGTGTCAAGGATCAAATGCCGGTTTCGCTCGCATTTTCAGCGGGTCGGCCCAGAATCCGGAGGGGGTGTCCCGATCCCCAGCCGGTAGCCGAATTCGTTCAGGGCCTTCTGCCGCTGCGGGCAATTGCACGGCTTCCCGAGGGCGGCCGAAACCCGCTCTTTCGTGATCCCGATCCGATCTAGGCCCGCGGCCACCATGTCGCCCAGGCCGGGGCCTGCGACCTCGCACGGGCAGGAGCCTCGATGGGGGGCGGTTTGGTCAGGGCACTGCCGGCCGCACGCCGCACACGTCCACACGTCGCCGGTCTTGCGGATTCTTTTCATGCCATCACCATAGTTACGGATGCCGAAAGCGTGTAAACAATATTCTCGAATTCAAACGAGCCGCCTTCTGGGCAGCAAATCCGCAGGTCCTCTTGTGAATTCGCCGGCAGAGTAAACACTCCAGCAATCCCTCCCTGCAAAACCCCAAAAAGACGGGTTTCACAATTGCCGGGGAAGTTTACGTTTGCAGTTACAAACACCTTGAGCCGGCCAGAACATGCAAACGATGCGCGAATCACCCAGTTGTCGTCTTCTTCCAATTCAAAAAAGGTGTTCGCCAGAGACAGCTCGAAGGTGGCGGTTTTGGCCGGACAAGTGTTGGAAATGTTTGGATTATCATCCTTTACCGCGACAGTGACCTCTACGATTATTGCTTGGATGCCGCAGCCTTTTAGGTAGCGGAAGTCTTGGCCGCTAGAGTCATTACACGGGCAGTGGCAGCATTCCTGCCAATCGCTAAACCGGCCTCCGGGCGACAGCTGCACCTTGCCTGCCGAAATGTTTGCGGTTGGCAGCAGCGGATTGGTGAACCAGTCAGCGCACGTGTCGCCGTCCCTCGTGTTCGCCAGTGCTCCAGACAGGCCGATGGGCAGCCCGCCGTCACTAGAAAGACCGCCGGCAAACGACATTGAAAACCCTGCAGCACTAGGAACTAGGCTAATCTGCGAAGCCGGCGCGCAGACTCCCATCCCGTACGCCGGAACCGTATTGAACGGCCCAGGCCGCGGACCGCCACGGATGTGGTAGCCGGAGCCTCCTTGTCCCTGCGGGATCGTCGCGTCAATAATCCGCCCAAAGGTAGCGCTGGACGTGTCCGTATCGACTTGTAACAGGATGACCGCGCCTGTGCCGTTGCTGGGCGGCAGTTGCGTCAAGCCGACCGTTGGAGACGAAACGTAGGGGGGGAGGCTCGAATCTTCGCGGTAGTAAACCCCCGGCCGCACGATAACGATCTCTTGCGGGACGCCATTGTCGAGGAAGTATTCGCCCCCGGTTTCGACCACGACATTCACAATCTCGCCGTCGTTATTGGCAAACGCGAGAGCGGCTGCCGGCTTAGTTTCGGTGCCGTCAGCCGCCTCGATGGTGAGCCGAGTGACTGTCGGGTAGCCACGTCCGGGCGACGTGATCTCGATGTTCGACACGGACCAGTCGTAGCCCGTGGCGGAATCTCCATAGCCGTCTTGATCAACGTGACCGAGAAGGAAGCCGGCTCATCTGGTTGCGGTTCGGCCGGAGGAATCACCGTAACGACCGGCTCCTCTCGCGTGCTAACCACTGCCAACGCTGAAACCGCTTGCGTGTCCAGCGGATCCCGCTGAATCGTCAAGACTCGCCGGTTGGTCACGTTGCTGCCGGCCGGCGTGATTTCGTCAACTTCCCAAAATGGCAAGCCGCAGGAATCGGCTTTTTGGACTACCGAAACTGCCATTGGCGACGCTCCAAAAGCCACCGCCGACAACGTTGGAGCCACGCGGCCGCGGAGGGCATAGCCGGAGCCTCCTTGGTCCTGCGGGACGCACACCCCAGGAAGCGGGCCGGGAACGCCGTCCCAGGCCGGCTCTTGGGAGTAATAGGCACCAGGCTGTGTAACGCTGACGGTTGCCCTTCCGTTGTCATCCACCGCAGAAATCTGCGCCGCAGCTGGCGTGGCAGTAAAAACCCCCGTTGGCGCAAAAATTTCAATTGGGTCACCGACCGAGGTATTCGATGGAGGCGCGACCGGCAGCAGCGCCGCCACCCGCCAGAGTCGCGGCGCACTGCCTGGGATTGGCTCGACCACCACGCTAAAAGCGACCTGACCGTTCATCCGGCCCAGCAAACGAGGCAACGTGTGGGAAACAATTTCCAGCTCCGCGCCGCTCCCGTGGCAGGCCGAGACGCACGGGGTAATCAACGTTTCAGAATTGACGGCCCGCAAAACAATTTCGCGACCGTTCAAGGCGACCTGGCATCGCTCAAAGTCCGTCCAGCCGCCGATGCCGCCGCCGGCTGTGACAATCACAAGGTCGACAACTTGGCCAAACGT